GCGTGTTGGTCTAGCGTGATTACGTCAGTCATGAGGAGATGATCAATGAATAGCTGATCCTTGACCTTCCCCCTCAAAAACGCTGAGTCACTAGGCTCCAAGGAGACTACATGCCTTTCATGCGTCCCCTTGTTTCCTACCTCGTTCAGATCAAAATGGGATTTCGATATCATTGGTTGGCTTCACTTCCTTACGGTTGCCGAAATGAACTTTGTCTAGGTTCACGGTGCGCTCACGAAACTGGCCTGACGCAAGGTCATACTGAAGTCTCGCCATCCCTACGCCTCCCTGCCATTTGAACCTCACCTTCCAAGCGTGAACTTCTGTCACATCCCCTGCCCTGTGGACGGTAATTCCAAGATCGGCTTTGGCAAAGAACGATGCAGACCCTGAGATGTTCATACCCTTGGGTACACCTGTTGACCCGTCAGCGTTAGTAGCCATCTTGCTGGGGTGAGCCACAAACCAGATGTGAATGTCGTGCGCTCTGGCAAAGGCTACCAACCGGGTCAGTAAATGATTGATGAATTGATGCTCATTCTCTTCTGCCCCAGCATCTTGGACAATGTAGTTATAAGGGTCAATTACAGCCCCCCTGACCCCTTTTCTGAGACATGCCTGACTGATACGGTCAAGGATGCTATCCGCTGTGGTAGCGTCCCCAGACTTCTGCTCTAGGAACATGAAGTGGTCATCGACGAACGCCAGACTCTTCTCCATTGCTTCCCTGCTCATCCGGTCATTCTCGTTAAAGAATGATTTCCCGCAAACTTTTTCGGCAAGCTTGGCGATATGTAAATCTGGTGGATTTTCAAACGATGCAACAGCGAACTTCCAGCCTGAGTTTTTAGCAAGGTTTATCATTAGCTGATCTATAAATTCAGACTTCCCAGACCCCGGTATCCCGGTCACTACGCTTAACTGTCCCGGAGCAATGGTAAATAATTTATCAATCGAGTCGATCCCTGTAGATTCTCCACTCATCATCCCATTGTCAAACAAGTGCCTCACTCTGTCAGCATAATCTGCCGCTTGATATACCCCGTCCAAAGGCAGGGGTTGGGCGTTGTTTATTAGCTCTCTTAGCCTGTCAGGCCCAGACTTTACTAATACATCATTGGCATCATTTTGATCTTCAGGCAATTCAACCTCGTAACATTTAGCCCTGCCAACCCTCCTCGCAAGCTCCTCCTTCAAAGCCTCGCCTGCCTCGTCCTGATCGGTCAACAATACAATCTTCTTAACGCCCTTCAAAACATCTCTTGCATCCCACAGGTAGGAGAACTTCTTATCCTCGCTGGGCGATACCTTTTTGTCGCTGATCTTGCTAGGCGCACCATTGGGTACAGAGGTGACAGCTACGTCATCCATCACCATTGCAATAGAAAGGGCATCTATCTCACCCTCGCAAATAACCAAAATATGAGGCATATCACCCGACTTGATCTGCTCTATCCCCCACAAAGTACGCGCTGCGCCGTCTTGTATAAACCTCTTGTCACCAATGGGTCGCCACTTAACAGCCTCATCATGCCCGTAAACAAATCCTATGGCAGGCACTTCCCCCGCAGGAATATTACCCTTCCCGCTAAAGTATTTTACAGACCCAACCACCTTAAACTTGTTCTTGACTAGTGAATAGTTAATACCTCTGCTCGACAAGTAACTCTCAACATTATCAGTATTGCTTGATTTAGGAACCGATATTGCCCGTGGAGGAGGTGCGCTTCTTGGTATTTGCGGCTCATTTCTAAGCTGTTTATAGGTGTACCCTCCTGCCTCGTCGCAGTGCCAGCAAGTATATTTAATTGAATCGCCCTCGACTGTTACGGACAGCGTTCTTTCCGTTTTCTTCTTTCTTGTGTCTGAACATAGTGGACAGATGTACCTTGCACTATCGTGAACTGTGCTTAAAAAGTTTTTCATGACCGTTGACATTTTCTAGTTTCTCCGTTATTTTCAAACCCGTGTGCGGGTAAGTAGCCCCTTACAAACAAGAACATTACTTAAAAAATATAAGTAAGCCCCTTCTGTTTAAGCATATTCTCTTATTTTTTTAGTTAAATTCTCTACCAACTTCTTCCGCCTAAAACCATCCTCCTCAGCTATCTCCTTCACCTTTTCCTGTATCCACAGGTAATCCACTGCAAACGATTTACAGGTTTTTAAAAAATCAGCGTTCTCTCCAAGAAAATAATCTAACGCTTCTGCCCTTAGCTCTGAGCTATCAGCGTCTAAATCCTTGGCCGATCTGTTTAAAATTGCCACAAACAATTCGATCATAATGAGTACACCCTTATGTCGGTATGCGGATTTTCTTTGTCTAGCCCGTGGCGAATAACCTTTTCTTTGACTTGCCTGTCGTTGGAGTAGATATACTTTTCCATGCAGTCAAGGATGACACTCTCGTCTAGGTCTGGTCGGCGGCTGGCGTAGTAGATGGTCATCTCAACACCAACGTCACCCTCAAACAGATCATCTAAGACAGGACACTGAGACTCAAACTGCTTGACGTACCTTCTGGCCTTGTCTGACTTGATAGATGCTGGGCGAGTGCCAAACATCACAATTTTTCTGGAATTTGCTTTACTGGCAGGTTCTCCCAATATGGTAAACGAATATTCTCTTGTTTCTTGTTTGCTCATGCAGTATTATTCTCTCTCTGATTCAAAGAACGATAGTGTAAAGGAGAAATACCAAATGAACCAGCGCGAAAACACAAAAGATGAAAAGTTACTGATTGAGGACGTTGTAATGCCTGACGAGATCAAAGCTAGAGTCTTTAAGGAAAAGCTTCCAGAGGACTTGGGATTTGTGATGGATACGATGACTTCAGGGCAGTCAATCTTCATAAAGGCAGCTAACATCCAAAAAAAACTACATGCTTTAAGGAGCAAGTCTTACCGTTGGAAGGCTAAAAATGAGGACGATCCTCATCAGTTTACCTGCATGGAAGAACTAGACGCTGACGGCAACACTGGCGTTAGGATGTTTAAGTATATTCCAGAAGCGGATGCAAGTTAATGGAAATTACAAACAAATTTGGGTTACCCCCGTTTGTTGTTGACGCTTTAACATTTAGCGATTACAGCAGGGGCGATGCCCAGATCAGCGTGACCCAGTTGATTGATAGCCCAAGAGTGGTTCAGCTCCAGAGGCAACACGCAGACAAGCAAACCAAGGATGTGGTGGACTTTGTCTGGAGTAGGTTTGGGACGAGCGTCCACCTGATGTTTGAGGAATCCCTGAAGGCCACTGAATCTCCCGCTATCACGGAGGAGAGGTTATTTACCGAATGGAAGGGCTGGAAATTAAGCGGTGCAATTGATATCCAAGAGGTTGAGGATGATGGGGTAACAATATCCGACTTCAAGGTTACTAGCGTCTGGAGTGTCATCAACGCTAAGAGTTCATGGCATAAGCAGTTGAACGCTTACGCTTACCTCGTTCGCAAAGCCAAGGGCCAGACCGTTAAGAAGTTGCAGATCGTTGCAATTCTTCGGGATTGGCAGAGAAGAAAGGCAGAGCAAGAAAGAAACTATCCCAACGCCCCCGTGGTTATCGTTGACATCCCTTTGTGGTCAGAACAGGAACAGGATGACTATATAGAGGAGCAGATGGACAGGCATGTTGGTGCTGAGTTTGATGCAGCCATCGACACCTCCCTTATAGAATGCTCGTCAGAAGAGATGTGGGAAAAAGCCACTGTCTATGCGGTCATGCGGAAGGGCAGGAAATCAGCGGTAAAACTCTTTCCTAGCGACAAGTTAGCCCAAGACATGCTTGACGGTCTGGATGACACCCACTATCTGGAGGTAAGGGTTGGGGAGAAGACTCGATGCACTCAGGATTGGTGCGGGGTAAGCGCATACTGCGATCAGTATCAAGGAGAATTACAAAATGCTGGGTGAAGACTTGGTTTTGAGAGAAAAGATCATGGGGCTGTGGGAGATAAGCTCAGAACCGCTAACCTTTTCTATAGGTAGTGGCAGGATGATTGTCAGGGCCAGCAAGCTCCCATTAACGCACCCGCCTCTTCTTGACCTGCCAATGACAATATTCCTAGCACTAGAGCCAGTGGAGATCGTTGAGCAGATTGATAAGAAAAATAAAACAAACACGCTACGGAAAGAATTTAAGGGGTTCAAGAAGAACCCATTCTCATCACAAAACTAAAAAGGTAGACACATGGAAGATATTATTAAGAGCGCAATTGCTGGGGTCGCATCTTTGGCTGACAGCGACAAGGTCAACTTGAAGGGCAAGACCTACACGATGGTGGCCCAGAGGGTTCAGGCTTTCAGGGCGGCAGCAGGGGTAGAGGGTCAAATTCTAACAGAGGTTATTGAGCAGACAGACCAGCGAGTGATGGTTAAGGCATCCATAAGCGTCTGGAGAGATGGTAGCTGGAGCCTCGTAGCCTGTGATTTTGCAGAAGAGTACAGGAATCAAGGGCCGGTCAACAAAACATCCGCTCTAGAGAATTGCTGCACCAGCGCGATTGGCAGAGCTTTATCGGCGACAGGTCTTTCTGGAGGCGAGTATGCAAGCTCATTTGAGGTGGACAACGCTATCCATGCCAAGCCAGCAGCAGTGGCAGCACCCAAGCCCAAGGCTGAAGCACCCAAGCCTAAGAAGGCTCCAGAACCAACGCCTACCCCAGCCAAAGAGCCTGAGACTGAGCAACTAGATGACTTACAGACAGTGTTTGCTGGAATGGTCACGCTAATGGATATTGAAAAAACAGTGAAAGGTTTGAGAACCTTCTTCAAGAACAACAGCGACAACGTCACTAGAATGCAGAATGAAGATAAGAAAATGTACGATGAGTTAGTAGAAAAGTTTAAAGAAAAAAGTGTACAACTATCAAGCACAGGAGCGGAATAAATTATGTCAAGACGAGCGCAAGGTGATTATTTTTCAATCTTTACTAAAAAAGATGCTACGGGTAACCAGCCAACTCAGGATGGTAAGCTCAAGATAAATGCAGAGATGCTTGAGGCGATGACCGATATAGCTAGGAGCCAGCAAATGGACGGGCAGCCCATAGATATCTCAGTTGGGCTTGGGTTCTGGGTGCAAACGGCTAAGGAATCTGGAGAGAAGTATATGAGGGGCAAGCCTTCAGTCTTTGTGACAGATGACATGGAGGAGAAGTTGAAACAACTTCATGACCACGTTGCCCAATCAAGCGATCAGTCTATATCGAACAGTGATGACGATCTTGAAATACCATTTTAAAAGAGAGACCACTGACGTTCTAACCACTTTGGCTGGGTTGAGTATGCTCTTCCCAGATCAGAGTGAGGAGCTGAAGCTTCTGCTAGACGTTGATTCTATCACCGTTACAGCGGAGAAGACTGTCCGTAACCGTACCAGACCTCAAGAGAACTATTACCGTAAGTGGTGTAGGGAATTTGGGGAATGGGCGGGGCTTACGCCTGATGAAATGCATGAGGAAATTCTCTGCATCACATTTGGTTCTGAAGAAACAGACACAAGGTTTGGCCCAAGAGTTAGGCCAGCCAAGAGATCAAGTCAGGTCAAGAGAGATGAATACTCTCTTCTCATTGACCATTTAATAATAACAGCCGCGAAGATGGGCTTTGCGGTTCCACCCCCGATTGGCGGGGACTTCTGAGGAGAAAGGCATGGCTAGAATGGAACTGCTTTATTACTACAAAGTTAAGGATATTGTTAAAATTGTTGATGGAGATACCGTCGATCTGAACGTGGACGTAGGGTTCAACATCAGCATCAAAATCAGGGTGCGGCTTTCTGGAATAAACGCTTGGGAGTCCAGAACTCGCAACCTAGCTGAGAAGAAGAAGGGTTTAGCTGCCAAGGCTCGACTCAAAGAGATGTGCGAAGAGAGCTTTGCCAAAGGGACTTTGAAGGTCTGCACCAAAGAGAAAGGCAAATATGGACGGTATCTGGGTGTTCTCTATGCAGGATACAGGTCTTTGAATGACGCTCTGGTCAAGGAAGGACACGCTCATGCATATGACGGAGGGGCAAGGAAGAAGTTCGGTGGATAGGCTTGAGGAAATGCGGAAACAGGTGACCGCTTACCACGAAAAACACCCTGAAGTGTGGGAGATGTTTGAAGAGTTTGCTTTCAGCATGATCAACAGAGGCTTTGACAACTATAGCGTGAATGCCATCTTTGAAAGAATTCGCTGGGAGAAGGACGCTGGCGGTGATGGCATTACGCAGTTCAAGATTGGAAACAACTATAGAGCCTTCTACGCTAGAAGGTTTATGAAGAAGCATCCCCAGCATGAGGGATTCTTTAGAACAAGAAAACAGACATCAGAAGGCAGGAACGCTACGCACATGCCTGAGATGTCACCGCAGGACTATGAGTATGGATAAGAAGACCTTAATCGTCATGAATCAGGATGACATTGACGATTTCAAGCAATTGCTAGACCTCATTTACTCAGAGTTAAGCGATTTTAACGATATTGTAAGAGAACAACTAAAGGAGGAAGAAGATGTTTAATTGGTTAACCCGTATTTTCCGCAGCAAAAAACAAGCTGAAGCTGACTCGTTCGCAGTAGCAAACGAAAATCGAGAGAGATCTCTAGCCAAGGCTGTTGCCCAAACATTTGTTGACAAGTCAGTAGCAGAGCCAAAGGTTAGAGCCAGAGACTCCAAAGGGAGATGGTTACCGGATGACCCTGAAACTGAAGCCAACGAGGCTTATAAGTAATGGCACAATTAGAGGCTCATTACTGCCACAAAGATGAGCGGTGGATCGAAAAAGATTTAAGAGGTTCGCCACTGGTGACCGTATGCCCTGATTGTAGGGAGGAAAAGCTACAAAAGTTTTTTGAAGACGAAAGAAGGGAATTAATTAGTTATGCGGAAAAGTGAATGCACAGAGGAAGAGTGGAAGGTTTTTGCAGAGAAAAGACGGCTTATGGATGCGTCAGCAGATAGATCATTGGACGGGGCAGCAGAATTGTTAGCCAAGCCTTGGACTCTAAGGAAAAATAAGAAAGCAACAAAAGGCGGGACTTATTATGGCAAAACATGCGATTAGAAGGTCGGCAAGGGATGAGATGTGTACCCTTCAGATATTCCCCCACTGCAATAACAACACAGAAACCACCGTCCTATGTCATCTTAACTCGTCAAGAAAAGGCATGGCCCTTAAATCCCTAGATTACTTTGCGGTATACGGATGCTCAGATTGTCACAATGTGATTGATGGCAGGGTAAAAACGAACTTAACCAAAGAGGATCTCCTGCAATGTCAGTTCAGGGCGTTGGAAAGGACATGGAATATCCTTGTAGAGAAAGGTCTGATAACAGTCAATAACTAGCCGGTAAGGAGATACGTTATGCGCCTCCAGAACTTGTTTGGAGATGAGAAGTATTTAAAAGACCCTATGGCTGACGGGGAGAGTGATTATTTGCATCCCGGTGACAGAGCGGTTGGCGTAGGAACCCAGAGGGGTGACGGAGATCAGCGGCGACAAGCCTATAACCGTGAACTTAATAAGAACTTCAAAGATATTTTTGATGATATCCAAGGTCATGGAGGTCAGATGTATGTTGATAACAAGCTTGGGTATTACCGGCTGGAGTTTGAGGGCAAAACTGTAGTGAAGTTTTCAATCGGCACATGGAAGAATTATTCTTTATCCCTGAAAACAAACTTGGTTAAAAATGCACTTAGAACAATTATTAAACGCATTGAAAATCAAGACGCTGAAAGATTGGCGCGGTGGAAGATTGATAATATGAAAAACCCCATAACAACCAATGAAGATTAAGAATAAGCTAAAAAAATCAAGCATGGCTACGTTAGATTTTAACGTGCTTGATTGGGGTTCTCTGGGTGAACCTATCCCAGATTCTCAAATTCTCTGGGGTGATCATAGCGTGTCAGAATTGGTTGATATTTTAGCCCCATGCACACTGGAGGACATAATATTGGGAGATGCTTTTCCAGATTACATCTCAACATTTGAAATCATAGATAAAAACGATGCTTATATACGCATAAAACAAAAATCGCGTAAAGATAAGCTAATAACGGATGAGTGGATAAATGAATGGAGAAAAAGGAATACAACTAATGAGTGATCGGCGGGGTTCTAAAAGCAAAAAAGAAGAGGCTGCACTAATTGCAGAGAAAACAAGGGTATTTTTAGAAAGGGGCGGAAAGATCGAAGTTTGTGAGCAGGACTTTCACGATGACGAGCTACGATCCGCTTATGGCAAACCAAAGGTTGTTAAGAGGTTCAGCATCAAATGAGTGATCCGGTAAATGCAAATTGCCGCAAAACCTGTACTTGTGATCTATGTGCCTATAAAAAAATTAGCAATTATCGTGAATTACAAAAACAGATGTTTCTTTTAGACCCAACAGAAAGAAGGCTTTTTATTTTGTTTAATGCAGTAGAACTAGAAGAAAACATGGAAAGGAAGCTAAAAAATGAGTGATCCAGTAAACCCAGAACATTACAAGCTAGGCGATATCGAATGCATTGCTGCTATTAGAGCGTCAATGAGTGCTGAAGCGTTCAAAGGCTACCTCAAAGGCAACAACATGAAGTACATCTGGAGGTATGAAAGCAAGAAAGAATCTAACCCTCTGGAGGATCTCAGGAAGGCTCAATGGTATTTGGATGAGCTAAAGAAGGTTGTATCCAAGGAGAGGAACTTATGAAAGTTGTATTGTATTTGTTTTTAGCTAACTTTGGCTGGCTGGAGTTTGAGTCTTACCCTAGCTTTGATGCGTGTAAAACTGCTGAAGCTCACATACTTGAGGGCAATCCAAAGGTAGAGGCAATGTGCTGCTCTCTTGATAAGTCGGGGTGTAGGACTGAAAAGGAATTGGCGGAAATAATAGAGATAGATTTGTATAAGTAAATGCTTTCCCCGGAATCTATCCACGTAAGGATTAATGCTGACTCGCCAGTTGATGCCAGCCCCTTGGAGGTAGGGGGGTACTAATACTAACTGGTCAATAGTAATCAGCATAACTGCCAAACTAGCCAAACTCAGTCATACCGGGGGGTCTTACTTTTAACCAGTCAGCATTAGAGGGATACCCCCCT